GTTTGTGTGGATGGTGTAGAATTTACCACAAAAGTAAATTTATTGCTATACGTCTCTGTAGCATTAGCATCGTTTATAAAGCTTTGTTCTACAATAGTTATTTCTCTAGATCCAAAAACTTTATCTCCTACAGCATGAGCTGCAGCAGTTGTAGCCACAGGTGTTTTACCGTATGACGGTGCAGCAGATCCTCGTGTTATTGTAGATAGAGTTCCTGTGCCTGTATTGTTAGCTTCATATTTAATAGTTTCTGTTGTATCTAATCCTGTTGTAGAATTAGTTGACACAATACAAATAAAGCCTGAAGAAGGAAATTTAGTTGTGTCGTTTAATACAATTGTAGTGTCTGTAGCATTTATAGCTGTTTTCAATGTTGTAGACAGTTCTAGCTCAGCAATACTTAAACCTCCAACAGATTCTTTTACATCATAAAGTCTTACAAAATCTCCTGTTTTTCTTTGATGTCTATCTTGAGTAATAGTTACTGTCGTAGTTCCATTTGTTGCAATAGGGTTAAGATTTAAAACAGCTGGTGTAGGTAAAGCTACTCTCGCTGGTCTTGCTCTTAACAATCCTTGAGGATCAGCACTAATTGGTTTTGGTTCTAATTGTGGTTGTTTAGGTTCGTATTCAGATGTATGCACCCACGCACCATTCCACTCTCTAACCATTTCTCTATATGGAAATACTTGTCCCGATCTATCTGATATGGCTAATGCGTATTTACCTTGTGCGTATGCTGCCATTATGTTCCTGGGTAATAAGTTTTAGGAGCTATAAATGTGCTAGAAGAAGATCCATCTTCTGCTAATGCTCTTTTTAATTCATCCTCGTAATAAAGTTTTAATTCTTGTGATCTTTGAGGCGCATATTTCTGTGATAAATAAAATGCTAAACCTGCAGTCATACAAGGTGCGAATCTATAAGGCACGTCAGCTGCATTTGTATATGCATCTCCAGCATCCTGTATTCTTTTTTGATAATAAAAATTAATATGATTACCAGCTTCTGAAGCTCCTGGTGTTAAATATAAAGTCATTGTAACTCTATCAATAAATCTTTCCACAAAATATGCTGTAGGTGTACCTGTATCTGTTTTATTAGAATAAGCTTGGTATTGAGACCTACTGACTTTAGTTAAAGGTGAATCAACACTAGAAGAATTTCTATAATTAGCTTCTAATATGTCATCCATTCCACTTACAAATTGATTAACTGTTGCACCGTTACTGTGTGTGGCAGCAGTTGTTCCGTTAGCTCCTCTTACAACTCCTGTTAATTCAGTAGATGAAAGACCTGTGTAAGATATTTGTTCTGTGCCAACTAATAATAGACCTGATGTAGGTAAGTTAGCAACTGATGTTAAAGTTATTCCAGTTGTTGCTGACGCAGATGAAATAATAGCAGATAAAGTTGTACTTACTCTGCTTGTTTGAGTACCATCAGCTGTAGTTCTAAAAAAAGTATATGTGTTTACTCCATTTACTAATGGAACACTTTGATTTGCAACTTCCCAATAATGTAGTTCTCTATTACCCCATTCTGAAAATAATAGATTGAGTGATCTTTTTGCAGTTTTTAATTGATAGCCGGATGTTCCTTGTAAACCAATACGCTCGTATGCATCCTCTATGATCTCATCGATCGCAAAGGTTTTATCAAAAGTATAAGCTCCAGAAGTAGTGTTCGCCATGGGCTACCTCGATTATGAAAATGTACCAATAATAGTACAGAAGTCACAATTTGTTAAATCAACGTACATACCTGATTCACATTTAATTCCTAATCCAGGCACATCAAAAGATTGTCCATGGTTATCTGCATTTGAGAACTTGGCGTGAAATACTAATTTAGAAGCTGTTTTAGAACTATCCGCTTCGTTATAAATTTTTATCTCAGCGTCAGTCCCAGTTGCTTGACCATAAACACCCATAATTCTGCCTGCAGAAATGTTAGTCGCAACTGTCTTAACATACTTCTGCGCTAAACCATCTGTTGTTAAAGGTATACATTGTTTAACATCTGAAAAACTTGACATATTTTTTTTCTCCTAGTTAATTTGAGTCCCCGAAGGGACCCAAATCAATTATTTATTAATTAGCGTCGTTAGCTTTTTGTATCCAATGCATTACTAAAACACCGTCACCGGCACTTAAAGCATCATCAGTTTTTACAGTAACAACAACCGCTTTGTCTATTTCATAACCAGCTGCATCATCATCAGAAACGTTCAAACAATTTTTCATTTGAGCCGAAGTCTGATCCATTCCAGTTGGAATGTGATGAGAAGCAATACCTTTAACATCGTTAGAAGTATCGCCTGCAAAGTAGTCAGTGTCTAAACTATTTAAAGTAGCACCGGCTGCTTGCGCAACATTAGCACCAATTTGCATGTCAAGACCAGCTGTATCAAAAGCTGTATTAACTACAAATCTAATATCCATAATTCTAGAAAAAGCTGGAATTACGATATTGTTAGCTAAGTTTTTACCAGACGTTGTAGACGTTTGACCTAACGGGTATTCGTTGAACATTGATCTAGCTACGATAGAAATTAATCCAGTTTCGATCACACCAACTGATAAAGTTCCTGCAGTGCCAGAACCATCAATCGTAATTGATGTTACAGTCTTGTAGGTTTTAGCAGAAGTTGCAACATCAGCGTTAGCCATTGTTAAGTCTTCAGTCTGTGCATTATCTAAAACATCAGTTCCAGTAATAGATGCAGTTCTTGCAGAGTCATTACCAGCTGAAGTTAAAGTTATCACAGACGCCATTTCAAATCCACCGTCAGCAGTTATTCCTGGTACGTTTGCAGTTGTATCCACAAATGTAACAGAAGTTGTACTTGCTCCGTTAGAACCTGTAACAGCTAATCTGTCCGCGTCCGTAGTTACTACCATGTTAGCGTAACTTAATGGAAACGAAGCCATGTTAGAAACAAAAGAAGCGTCTCTTACGTTTTCGCCAATTGTTGTTCCTGTGTTTACTTGTATCGGTCCTGTTGTTATAGGTCCCGAAAAGTTTGTTTTTGCCATAATTATATCCTCCTAGTTTTATGATATATAGTCTCTAGGCCGTCGACTATACGCGTCTATATACCAAATTATAATTGTATAGTGAGAAACTTATACTCTTATTTTTTCAAGAGTGCAAGAGAGCCTGTAATATGGGTGTGATTTTTCCAATGATGTAGCTTTTTTATTAAGTAGCTACTGAAACTTGTGGAGCCGAATCAGCAATTGCATTTTCTCTAGTAGCAATCTTAGCTTCTTCAAGCTTAATTTCATTGATAACTTCTCTTATCTTGCTATCAATTCTGACCATATCAAGAGTATATTTACCGTGTATATTATGCTCTTGTTGCCAGCTCAACTCCAAGGACGTTTTTTGTTTGTAAAGGTCTGTTATCATTTACAATTTCCTCGTATGTTAACCATGTTTTACTCAAACTATAAAAGTTTGATTTGTCCCAAACTATATCATTTTTTCCTAGTTTGTCAACTATAGCATCTTCTAATGGTTTGCCTTCACCAGTAGCTTTGACATCAAACTCTGTCCAGTATCCATATGCTCTAATTTTGATTTTGTAAG